CGAATTCTACTCTAACGCACCCAGCGAAGTACAATATGCATTAGGGCAACTAAACATATACATTCATAGACTAGAAAGCATAAACTCGTATGCTAGGTTTGTATGCACTTTTAGTAGCGATGGTAGACCTAGAATACCGTTTGCTCCTGCTGACTATAAACATTTTACTATGCAGGAAGTTTGGGGAGGCTTGTACATCAACTACTGTGAGATAGGCAAGACTCTGGTGGATATGTATAGGGACAACGACGAACACATTGGCAACGAAGCATTTATCCCACAACAGTATTTTAAAAGTGACTTTAATGTTAAGTTCACACATCACACACCTGAAGAGTATGCAGAACTAGAACAGAATGTTATTGCTTATTACGAAAAGAACTTGGAAAAGTTTGTAGCACTAGGACACTTTGATCCTAAGTTTGCACTAGGGTCTATTCAGGTAGGGCAGTTAAGTTTTCCAGATGATATTGATAAGAAAGCATTTGAAGAGCATTACCTGTCAGAGTACACTGCTATCGATAGTTTACGTATAGACTACGCCTAAGATTACCTTTGGTAGTCATACCATGCCAACTGTTTACGCCATTTTTTAAAATATATCCAGTATTTTTAATATAAGGTACTCTGTGTATTAATTTTTGCTCGCTGTCATACATACAGGTCCCGCAGTTTTCGTTAGCATCGTTGAGATATATTTGTATTGCATAATTAATTGCATCATTATCAACATGAGGATCTATTGTGTACTCTGGACTGTCCTCCCACATATTACTGTGTTGAAATTCTACATGTTCGTCAAACACACCACGAATTACTGGTGTAAGTTGTTGGAATACAAAATGCATCTGTCTATAAGGACTAGTGTCAGGTTGATCCCAGTGTACTGCACGTCTAGGCCATGAATCTTGAAGGTCTACGTTTTCCCACTTGTTGTTATTATCTAAAAATGAATTTATAGCATTGAGTACGTTTGGAGGAAGAACATCGTCTATAGTCCAACAGAAGTCACATACCTGTTGGCGATTGTGTATAGAATTAGCAATCCATTTTGCAGTAAATTGTAAATCTGCAAACTGGGTTAAGACTCTTTCGTCAGTTCCCATATTATTTTTAATTGCATAAGTGTTTCTTGCAATGCAGGACTTTCACTTGCGTGATGCATTATGTTATTGAACTCCCGTATGTCAATATACCACTTAGGCAACTCTTTATACTTGATAAGTTTGCGTCCTGTTTTACCAGGGTGTCGCTCGTACACAGTCTGACCACCGTCTGGTGATTCGTATATCATCAATTCTCTATATAATATGTCAAAACTATCGTCACTCAACTTTCTTCAGCCCAGCCAACATAGACTTGAGCTTTGAACTATCGACTTGAGCATTTACCTTGGGTTGTTCTGTCGTTGTAGTAGTTGATTTTACTTTTATTTGATTCATAATACTTGACTGTGGTATGTTGGATTGCTCATCTTCACCTGCGTCGATAATTCTCAGCGTCTCCATGTTGTACTCTAAATCAATCTTTTGTCCAACACCACTAGAACTACGAGTTTTCATTAACTGTATCTGATACCTTCCACGTTCACGCATTGCCCTACTTGTGAAAATACCAAACACGTTGTCAGCAGTATTTATTTTACTTAAACCACCAGATATATGGCTGTGATCAAATTCTATTTCTTCCACCGCCGCTCTGTTTAACTGCGACGCTGTTACCATTAATATATTAAACTCTTTTGCTAGGTTACGTAATTCTTCCGACACATACTTGTCTTTAACAAACAAGTCACTAGGGCTTACTTTAGCACTTACTGGCATAACCAAGTCTAAATAGTCTACCATGATAAAGTCAGCTTTCTTTCCTGACTGTACCTCTAATTCTTTTAAGTATGCTCTAATCTGATTAACATTGCTCTGTGCTGGCATGTACTTAATACGCAGAGCTCCGGACTTTTTGCCAGCCATCTTAACCTTCATTTCCACAGTGTCAATGTCTTTAAACACTTCTCTGGTACTTACGTTAGCCACCATTGAATCAATACGCATTGCACAAAGACCCTCACTAAGTTCTAGTGTTAAGAACACACCGTTAAGTCCTTGTGTGACCCAGTTAATAGCAATGTTCTGCATAAACAAACTCTTACCACTACCACTACCTCCAGCAAAGATGTTTAATTCACCTTTATTAAATCCACCAAACAGTTTCTTATCCAGTGTAGGCCAACCTGTACTAACTTGTCCGTTGTTGTCTTTTAGTAACGAAAGCCTCGCCTTAGGATCTTCAAAATAATCTGTACCTAAATCTTTTGTAAGACTAATTTGCACGGCATCTTTAATTAACTTCTCCACAGGATCATAATCACCTTTTTCCAAATGATCTGCCGCTTTAAGAATAGCACGTTCCAGTTCTCCCTTGCGACTAAAGCCTTCAAACTCCTCTAAAAACCAATTATGTTGTGCATCATCTATGTTGCCTACTTCTTTAAGTTCAACACCAGACGTTGCTTTAACTTGATCTCTTGTAGGAAGTGCTTTGTGTTTATCCGTGTATTCCTGTATAAAAGTTGCTGTGTCTTGCAGTCCTCTGTCAAAGTTTTGAGGATTATAAATGTTGCCCACACGCACAAACATTTGTGCATCCGACATCATCATTTCTAAAAATAGTTTCTGTAAATCTGCGCTGTAGTCTTTGCTCATTTAATTGCTTTTCTCATCAAGTTTATTTTTAATTTATTTGCTTGTGCATTGTCCAAAATATTTTTTACTACAAACAACTTGCCATAACGTTGCACTGCTTCTCCAATATCTTTACAGGTTTCTGACCAAGTAGGGAAACTTACTTCCCAGTCAAATGTAATAGCATCTTGTATCATGCGTTGTCCACTTCGATCAAAGTCTGGTACAACAATAACACGCTTTCCTAGTCTCTCTACAATCTCTGCTTGTGTTTCATTTATGTTATTACTTAGAATAGCAACACCGTCAACTGCCATCGCATCAAAAGGACCTTCACATACTATAACAAACTTTGCATCCTTGGGTTGCTGATCTGTGTTAAAAACATAATTACTGTCGTAACTGCTGAAGTACTTGGGCTTTATATGGTTATCTAATGCTCTAGCAGTATATCCTATTGTTTTACCTTGCCACGTAAAAGGAATAACAACACGCCTGTCCATGTTCATGTTATGACTAGTACTGTAAAATATTGGATAACGTTGTATGTCAATCTTACGTGTTACAGCATAAGCGACTATGTCTCTAAAACTCTGTGTTGTTTCATACTTAGGATCAATCGCCATCATGGTTGCTACTTGGCTAATATCTGCACTTTCCTCTGGCAAAGGTTTGGCTTCAAACTCTATTTTTTCTTGTTGCTGTTCTATTTCTTCAATAGCATCACCGAGCTCTTCTCTGATGCGCATTGCTTCGAATACCAAACGTTGCGTGTCATTTTCTTCTACCCCAAACCAACTTAGTAGTCTTCGAAACTTAAAGTTAAAATGCCAGCCTGGTCGCCACGTCGCTTTAAAGTTGCAGTTAAAACAATGGTAACTTACAGAACCATCTGGTGCATTTATAACACCACCTCTGCCTCTTGTGTCAGCACTATGTCCACGATGTGTACAACATGGAGCATTCACGCTTGTCCAACCACTAGGGGTAGTTTTGCGTTTTGCTGGTAAGTTGTCTAATAATGTTTGTTGTATAAGGTTCACTATATAAGTTTACGCTCTTTCATAAAACTTATCAAGTGTTTTGTAATAAATTGATGCCCAAGTTCGTTAGGGTGTTCTCCCCAAGCCCAAACTTTGTGGCCCTCCATAGCTCGCTGTAGACATATGTCGTGCATACTCCATTCTAACACAAACTCATCGTCGATACTGCCATGACTGTGCGTTGGGAAAACAGGTGCATATATCCAGGCCATGTTGTGTTCTTTACACAGTGCTCTTGTTGTCATAACAAAATCTAACAAAGTGTAGTTGTGTAGTTCTGGACTACTGCTATGCACTAAGTGTCTTTTCCAGTGTTCAACCAACGGATGATGCATGCCACCGTATTGTAAGTAGCTACTGCTTAACCATTGATTGTCTTTTGCCGAGTAAAAACTATATCTTTCGTGTGCTGTTGTGGCAAATATTACTAGAGTGTCAGAACAATCTTGGGGTTGCTGATGAATCCATTCTATAAATTTAACACGCATTCCTATTAGGCTGTCGCCTGGTTCTGACAAATTATCGACAGGAAGTTCTAACTCTTTCTGCAATATATTTGAATATCTGTGTTCTTCCCTATAAGGAAGATTTTCGTGAAAATATTTGTACTCAGCGTCCTCAACACCGTGACCTTCTTTTTCTAGTACAGGAACAAGTGCGGGATCAACTAAGTCCGAACCATAAGTCCAACTGTCCCCAAAGCATACTATACGTTTAGCCACGGTATAGTATTTTGGTTATACTCCCTGAAGTTTTTACTTGAGTAAACCTTACTGCTCTGTAGTTACCAGTCCATGTTGCGTATTCTACATTACTTGAGGCAGTGTATGTCTCAGTTTGAATAGTAAAGTAGTTGGCTGAGTTATAGTTTGGTGTATCGTCTAGTGTGCCTTCTACTTTGATATCACCTGTGTATCCGTTAAGATAAAACGCCGCAGTGTGTAATTTACTTCCTTGGTTAGTACTCTTGTCACTAATTACATAACTGGTAACATTTGTACTTGCGTCTACAGTAAGTTCAGTTGATGCAGTAAATGTTGGATAGTGTCCATCTAACACTTGTAAAGTACCACGTACACCGTAGTTGTCGTCAGAGTATGCAATTTCATCTACACCTTCACCGCTAGTAACTGCAACTGTGTAATTGTAGTAAGTAGCAGGTAAATCTAGCAAGTCGTTGTCATCTAGTGTTACAAGTGCTTGCCCTTTTGCGGCGTTATGTATTGTAGCAGTGGTTGTACTATAAACTGAATTAGTTTCAGGGTTAAGGATATTAAGTTTAATATCTCTACTACTAATGTTAATTGGTTTCTGATCTTGGTTCTTAACTTCAATTAAGAACTTGTTTGCTACTCCACGGTAGGCTTTTATATCTCTATTATACACACTGACTGTCCTTCGGTTAGTTTCCAAAAGTTCACTTATTTGGCAAGGTATGTTTTGCCTATATAAATACTGGGTAATGAATTGCATATTGTATTTATTGTGTTAGAGTCTAAAATTCAAGAATTGCTCGACAAATATCCATTCCTAAGTTTCGTAGTCTATGGAGGCAACGACTATATAGGCATAATACAGAACTACGACGAAGTTATCACTACAATTTACGACTATTCTAACCTTAAGACACAAGAAGAGCGTCTCAAATTTATCGAACTAGCAGAAACATGGTGGTGGGAATCAAATCGCATGATACCTATTAATGTTTTCCTTAAACAAGAATGGCATCAATATAAGCCTTGCTTAAAAACCTTTAATAGTAAAGATGTAGTAATAAAATACGGTCCACATTTAAGTCTCAAAGACTTGACTAAAAAACGTACAAAACGTAGAGCAATTACCTTAGTTCGAAAGATGAACTAAGTTCATATGTACCACGACCAAGTACGCATAACTTGTAGCATGACTTTTCTTAAAATAGTAACTGCCATCTGCTGGCTTTGTCCACACTTCCTGATTAATAGTAGTCCAGTCCTTGTTTACTAGATAACGTTTACTAGGACGTATTATAGCAAGTACAGCCGCCATTTCATCTATTGTTTTAGGTTTGAGTTTATCTAAAATATCATAATGATTACCAATATGCATAATTTTTTCAACAAACTGTGTTTCTTGTAACCTATCCCAAGGTGGCTCAGTTGCCATTAGTACATTAAGTTCTTCTTCACTGTGTATTTGTTGGTAAACACTAACATTAAGAAAGTCTAGTTTAACATAACCACGTTGCTCTGCTTCTTTGTGATCAATACTTGCTAGTCGAGTAATTGGATGTTGAGGTATGTTATTAACGTACACACCTGTGTTGTGTGGCACAACTTCGCCATCACGATGTATACTGGCAGGTATGTGTTTAATATGTTCTAGCACCCGTTCTCTGTCAC